TCCCTTGCTGCTCGGCAGCAATGGTAAATGGATTTATCCATTCACCATTGACAAGCTCGGCTGTCATGAGTGGTGCAGTAAATGGGTTCTCAAAGGAGAATACATGCTCCATTTCAGAGCATATTTTTGATCTTCGAGTCCTGGAAGTAGAAGTAACTCTCCCAGGATATGAACCCATCACCAGTCCACATGAATCATGCGCCCAATGGTGAACTCCTTTTGAAAGATGAGGCGTCCTCAAAGCTCCACTCTTGGAACTTCCTTCAAAACACTTACTAACATCACCATAACCTGACATAGCCAAAATAGGAGGAGACGTTTCAAACATCTCCTTACTAATCTGACTAACAATCAGGCGTGGGTTACTGATATGTGGACTGCCAGCACAATGAATTCCTGAAATAAAATAACCTCCCATACTCTCGGAGATTATAATACTTCCACAATCACCTCTCTTTGGTGTCCTATCAGAACGTGTGCCATCCATGAAATATCCTCTAACAGGATCATCCTGGGACTGGTATACCGTTTCTTTATAAGAAGTAGTAGTACCATGCCCAAGAGTCTTTGCCATAGGATCATAAACATGAATATTACGTCCTGCTCTATCAATAGTTTGCGGAAGGAAATTATAAAGTTCCTTACGAGGCAAAATATTGGCAGAATGGAACATAACCAAATCATTGGGTAAGCGTTTAAGATTAAACTCTTCCAAAATAAAAGGTGAATGTGGTTTAATGGGAAATTGCTCCCACTCGTAAGCAGCAACGCATTTCCAACTAGAACATTTCCTAGAAAATGCATGCTGGACAGTAACATACCAACCATCCCTCAATGAAAAACAAAACACAGACTGTTTGTGCCCTGAATCATCTTCAATGTGTAAAGCAAAACTACTCTTATCCAAACTCTTTTGGAGTTCAGCAAGATTATTCCGCTTCAGAGTAATGGGTGGTAAGAAACTATCATTAGTTCCATTTATAGGAGCCCAAATATTAGTTTGAGCTTCAAAATAATCTGGAACCTCCGTCTCCTCCTCTTCTTTTTTCTGAGGAGAAGCGGGCGTATCACTTTGTCCAAGAAACATTGATGCCACACGAGTAATCAAATAATACGCTCCTATACCAGCTGCTGCTGCTAAGAAACACTCTCTAACAAGTCTAATACGTGTGGGTATATTCTCATCCAAAACGTTCAGACACACTTGTGTGTGAACATCAATATCGACAAAATAATCAATCAACCTATCGTAAACTGGGCCCGGTGTATACCGGATAACAGTTTTTAGCGCCCTCTTATATATTTTATTTCTGAGAGTTTCTGCTTTAGGTTTTGATCTTCCTGGCCACCACCAAGCCTGTGCCTCTAATGCTGGCTGGACGCTAGCATCAAAGTGAACAACCTCATCATCATGAGGCAGCACATAGGGTGGTGGTGGTGTGCAATCATTACAGTGAAAATATGAAAGAATTCCATGAGGACACATGTGAATATCAGGCGATACTGTTAAACTATGTTCCATAACGGCAGATGATCTCTCATGTGCTATTATGCGCTCTTTCAAGAACTGACAAAGTTCCGAAGAGGTACATCTCCGTTCTGAATCTAATTCAGGACGGTGTGGTT